TCAATCCTAACGCTAAAACACTTAGTGATTTGTCAGAAGAAGAACAAACACTTTACAAAGAAAATTTAACTCAACAGTTAGCTGATTACGCAAAATATTTTTATACAGAAGCTAAATTGGATAAAGAGGATATTAACGATTTGTATGAAGCACTAATGGAAGATGATTCTATTAAGATGAAAAAAGCATCAGGTGGCGGCGTTGAGATTACTCCACTACCAAGAACTGATTTTGGTAACGGTGGTGCAACAGGTATGAGCAGTGATGAGTTTGTAAAAGAGCTAGAATATTATTTTACAAACCCTGATGCAGATCTACCAAAAGCAACAACGTTTAGAGAAACTATGAACCCAATAGAAATATTAAACGATATGATAGACCCTAGAAACTATCCGTACATTGCAGATAGGTTAGCTAAAACTGGTATTCGTATCGGAGAGTTTGGTCTAAGAGTTTTACCTGCTGTTGGTAAATTAATTGGTGACATTACAACAAAACCATCTTTTAAAATACAAGGTAAAACAGGAACAGGTTATATTCAAGACTACGATCAAATGCCTAAATCAGCAAAAATAAAAGGCACAGGAATATTTTCAGAGTTTTTAGATAACTTAATTGGTACAGAAATGACAGAAGGTATTTCACGTGCAACTGGACTTGACGATTTAATTAAAATAGAAGAACAAAAAATGATGGATAGAAGAACAACAGTAGGTCCAAAAGTGTTGGCTGATACAGCGACACTTGGTATGGAATTTACAGCGCCAATATTTCCTGGTTTAAAATTATTAAAATCTTATGCAAAAGCAAGAAAACTTCCAGTTGATGATACAACAAAAGAATTGTTAGAAAAAGAAATTAAGAATACTCTAGATAAAAATGGAATTAGCAGAAGAGATTTTATGAAGACTGCAGGAGCAGGGGCAAGTTTAGTTATTGCAAAAATGTTAGGATTTGGAGATGAGTTTACAAAAGCAACAAAAGTTGTAAGACCAACAGTTGAACAAACTGCAACAGGTGGCGTCCCTCCATACTTCTTTGAACTTGTTAAAAAAATTAAAAAAAGTGGTAGAGCACTTGAACCTGAGTTCGATCCAAGAGTCGAAAACAACATGCAATTTGGAGATTACGTTATGAGAGAGAATCTTTCTACAGGAGAAATTAGTATTCAAAAAACAAAAGAAGGTATGGTAGATACAGGTTCTGATTTTTTAGATGGAACTATTTCAGAGGAAACCATTACATATAAACCAGGTGAAGATGTAATAGGAACAGACGGTAAAACTTATAGAACACCTGACGAGTATGAAGAGTTTACCACAAAACCTGATATAAATGACGATGGTAAAATGAAAGATGTAGAACCTGGTTTAGATTCTATTGAAGAGATCATAGAGCTAATGCCAAACCAATTAAAAATGTCTGAGCTTGAGGCAGCTGGCTATAATGTAGAAGCCTTCCCAGATAACATTAAACAATTATTGATAGATGACTTACAAAAGATTGACTAGAACAGTACCCCCTAAGAGAGGACCTAACCCACAAGGGTTGAATGTTCCCTTAAAACAGGTTAAGATAATAAACCCGGAGAATATAAATGGCAGAAATAGACAAATCGTTACCAAACGTAAAAACATCAATAGAGGTTGATCCTAAAGAGGAGATAGAAGTAGAACAGCAAAAAGCTGAAGAAGCAGCTGACCCTGGTGTTGAAGTTAACCCTTTAGAAGATGGAAGCGTAGAAGTAAATTTTGACCCAAGTAAAGTTAACATAGAAGGTCAACCAAGTCACTTTGATAACTTAGCAGAATTATTACCTGAAGAAGTTTTAGAACCTATTGGTCAAGAACTTACACAAAATTATTTAGATTACAAAGCATCAAGAAAAGATTGGGAGCAATCTTACATACAAGGTTTAGATCTTTTAGGATTTAAATACGAAAACAGAACAGAACCTTTTCAAGGAGCATCTGGTGCAACACACCCAGTGTTAGCAGAAGCAGTCACACAGTTTCAAGCTGGAGCATACAAGGAATTACTACCATCAGAAGGACCTGTTAGAACACAGATAGTTGGAAGACCAGATCAAGAAAAAGAAGCTCAAGCACAACGTGTTAAAGATTACATGAACTACGAACTCATGGAGAAGATGGAAGAGTATGAGCCAGAGTTTGATCAAATGTTATTTCATCTACCACTTGCAGGCTCTACTTTTAAAAAAGTTTACTACGATGATTTGTTAGAAAGAGCCGTATCTAAATTTGTACCAGCTGATGATCTAGTAGTTCCATACTCTGCAACATCTTTAAATGATGCAGAATCAATTATTCAAACCATGAAGATATCAGAAAATGAATTAAGAAAACAACAAGTGGGTGGTTTTTATTCTGATGTAGATTTAGGTCCTCCAGGCGCTGTTCAAAAAGACGATGTTGAAAAAAAAGAAAAAGAATTAGATGGCACTAAAAAAACTGGAAAACAAGAACCAATTTATACTTTATTAGAGTGCCACGTAAATTTAGATCTTGAAGGATTTGAAGACAAAGATGATGAATTAAATCCAACAGGAATAAAATTACCATATGTAGTTACAGTTGATGAAGGCTCTAGAAAAGTTTTATCTATTAGACGTAACTATCAACCGACTGATCCAAAAAGAAATAAGATCCATTATTTTGTTCACTTTAAATTTCTACCGGGTTTAGGATTTTATGGATTTGGATTAATCCACATGATTGGCGGATTAAGCAGGACTGCAACGGCTGCTCTCCGTCAATTATTGGATGCAGGAACATTATCTAATTTACCGGCAGGATTTAAACAAAGAGGTGTAAGAGTTAGAGACGAAGCTGCACCAATACAACCAGGTGAGTTCAAAGACGTTGATGCACCAGGTGGTAGCTTGCGTGATGCATTCTTCCCATTACCATACAAAGAACCATCAGCAACACTATTACAACTTATGGGTATAGTAGTAGGGGCTGGTCAAAGGTTCGCGGCTATTGCTGATATGCAAGTGGGCGATGGTAACCAAGCGGCAGCTGTTGGAACTACGGTTGCGTTACTAGAGCGTGGATCAAGAGTTATGTCTGCGATACACAAAAGATTATACGTAGGTATGAGACAAGAATTTAAGTTACTAGCAAAAGTATTTAAAACATATTTACCACCAGTTTATCCGTTTGATGTTGTTGGTGGTAGAAGAGAAGTTAAACAAATGGACTTTGATGAAAGAGTTGACATATTACCAGTCGCTGATCCAAACATATTCTCAATGGCACAAAGAATTACGATCGCACAAACTGAACTACAGCTTGCAACATCTAATCCACAGATACACAATCTGTATGCTGCTTACAGAAAAATGTACGAAGCATTAGGAATTAAAAATATAGATCAAGTATTACCTCCGCCTGCACCAATGCAGCCTATGGATCCTGCACTTGAACACATAAATGCTTTAGGTGGCAAACCTTTCCAAGCTTTTAGAGGACAAGATCACAGAGCACACGTTACAGCTCACTTAAATTTTATGTCTACTAACATTGTTCGTAACAATCCTATGGTTATGGGTGCAGTTCAAAAAAATATTTTAGAGCACATTAGTTTGATGGCACAAGAACAAGTAGAATTAGAGTTTGCAGAGCAACTACAACAGATACAAATGCTACAAATGCAGGCACAGCAAGACCCACAAGCACAACAAGCGCTTCAAAAACTGTCTCAAGACCTTGAAGCAAGAAAATCTGTGTTGATTGCAGAGCTAACTGCTGATTTTGCAAAAGAAGAAAAAGAAATTACATCACAATTTGACTCTGACCCGCTTCTAAAACTAAAATCTAGAGAAGTTGACCTACGTGCAATGGAAAATGAACGTAAAAAAATGTCAGATCAAGCTCAAATTGACCTAAACAGAGCAAAATTAATGCAAACAAAAGATAATTTTGACAAAAAATTAGAACAAAACGAAGATTTAGCTAAATTAAGAGCTGGAGTGAGCCTTGCAAAGACAGGAGTTCAACAAGCATCAGTCATGGTAGAGGATAATTAATGCCACTTAACAAAAAAGGTAAAAAAATTATGAAATCCATGAAGAAACAATACGGTAAGAAGAGGGGTGAAAAGATATTCTATGCATCTAAGAACAAAGGTGTTATAAAAGGGGTAAAAAAAGGAGCATAAATGCAAAAACTAGATAAAATACAAGAAGTTAAGGTTGCAGAGCAGAGTATTGAAGTAGATCCTAGATCTAAAACTACTGCTGACAAAGCTTTTAACTATATTGCTACAGGAAAGCCTGAGATGCCAGTTGGCGGTCAGAAAAGAATGTTAGCAGAGAAGAAAAGAAACTCTAAAGCGTACTAATGGCTTGGTTCAGTTTAGCAAAAATAGCTTTGCAAGCTGGTGGTAAGATATATGCTAATCGTCAAAAGACGAAAATGGCTATGTCGGATGCCCAACTCATGCATGCCGAAAAAATGGCTCGGGGTGAAGAGGCTTACCAGGGTAAATTACTAGAAGCTAGGCAAAATGATTATAAGGACGAATTTGTTCTCGTAATCATCTCGGCCCCGATAGTGGTGTTAATGTGGGCAGTGATGTCGGACGATCCAACTGCGATGGAGAAGGTAAAATTGTTTTTCGAATACTTTCATGAGCTTCCGAAATGGTTCACTAATTTATGGGTGCTTGTAGTTGCGAGTATTTTTGGTATAAAGGGTACACAAATATTTAGAAATGGAGGAAAAAAATAATGCCAAATAAAAGATTTAATAAACAAGTCCCTGCATTTAAAGCTGGCGGTAGAGCTGGTAAAATGGGTGGCGGAATGATGATGAAGAAACCTATGATAAAAAAAACTTTTGGAGCTAAAAAGAAAAAAGTTGTTAAGAAAAAGAAAAAATCTTTTCCTGATTTAAACAAAGATGGCAAAGTAACATTTGCTGATGTGTTAAAAGGAAGAGGAGTTAACAAAAAAGCATAATGGCTGGTAAAGGTTTATACGCAAACATACACGCTAAAAGAAAACGTGGCGGTAAGATGCGTAAAAAAGGTGCTAAAGGTGCACCAACGGCAGCTAACTTTGCGAGAGCAAAACAAACAGCGAGAAAAAGATAATGACTAAACTTTGTCCTAGAGGAAAAGCAGCAGCAAA